TTCCTTCGCCATCTTATGCCAAAGGAGCTCAGAAAATATGTGGCAGACTCAAAGCTTGATGCCGGAAAGGATGATGACATCTTAATGACTCAGAAGCTTCTTATCATTGATGATGAGATGGGAGGTAAGTCAAAGCAAGAGATTAAAAGATTGAAGGAGTTGACATCCAAAGAGTTTTTCACATTGCGTGAGCCATACGGCCATCACAATGTTACTCTCAGAAGGATTGCTGTTCTATGTGGTACATCAAATGACAATATGCTTATCAATGATCCAACTGGTAACAGAAGGATAATCCCTATCCATGTTGAGTCAATCAATCATGACACCTATAACTCAATTGACAAGGAGCAACTACTCATGGAGGCCTATCAACTATTTGCCAATGGCTACAGATATGAGCTAAACTCAGCAGACATTGCCTTCCTTAATAAGAACACCACTGAGTTTGAACAGATAAGGCTGGAGCAGGAGCTTATCAAGAGATACTATAAGACAAAGGAGAAGGCTCGAATGGGTGAGTCAGTGATATACCTTCAAGCATCGGAGATTAAAGCTTACATAGAGAAGCAGAGTGGACAAAAATTGTCCATTTGGAAGATGGGGCAAGAGCTCAAGATTCTTGGCTTTGAAAAGATTCAGAAGAAGATTGAAGGTACACCTCGACAAGTTTATCCGGTGGTGACAATAAATGACTCAGTGATTGATACAGATGAAACTGTTTTAGAGAAATTTGGTGACGTTCCCTTTTGATTTAGGAGGACTCATTGAAGGGAGAGGTGCTTGTGGGAGCACCTCTTTTTTTATGCCAAGTAGTGGGCTCTTTTTTTATGCTTTTTTTTATGCTCAATGATTCAGTGGAATGTGAAATCACTTAACAAAAAAAAGAAGGAAACGATTTAGTGATGGAAACGTTTTTTGCAGGAAACGTAATCACACACTTTTCGTGTTTTGGAAAAGGTAGTAGGATCTTTTTTCCACTCCTACTACCGATTTTTTAGCACTTTTCTCAATGTTTATAGGGGTTGTGGAGGTAGTAGGAGTTTCTCCAAAAAGTGACCAAACTTTTGTGGCAGAAAAAAAGTGATTTTTTTTTGACTAAAAAAAAGTAGTTTTAATTCTATACAAGTCTTTTATCAATAAATCCTACTACTCCTACTACCTTTTAATATTGGCTTAGAGCATCAAAGGATTTAGGGTAGTAGGAGTGGAAAATAAATCCTACTACCACTCCTACTACCTACTACCTTAAAATATTGTTGCAAATGTGAAATCAGTTAACTATATTTGAAAAACTTATGAACTATATTTGAAACACTTATGAGTGAGTTTAAAATACAAGCAGAGATTTGCACTACCTTTTGGAATGAGAATCCTCAATGGAGGGGTGCCCTTTATCACATTAACAATAACGCAAGGACAGTTATCCAAGCAGCTCAGCTTGTTGGTGCTGGAATGATTAAAGGAATGCCTGATCTATGCCTTGCAATACCATCAAAAGGTTATGGTGCACTTTATATTGAGCTTAAGAAGCCAGGAGAGAAGGCACGACCTGAGCAGATTAAGCAGCATGAAAGGCTCACTTCATTTGGAAATAAAGTAATATTGTGCACCTCAGCAGAGGATGCGCTCAATGAAATCAAAAATTATTTATTAAATTAGCAGACTATGAAAGACATCGTGTTTTATTTATTCCTATTCTTCGCAATGGCTTGCAAGAAAGAAAAAGCTGAAGAGGTTAAACCTACTACAATACCTCAACCTGTGCAAGAGACTAAGTTCTCAGGTAATTGGCAGATGGACTCATCCGGCTATTATCAGCCAGTGCTAATCAATCCTGTAACTAATTTGAGTGAGCTGCAGTTTAAAGGGGACTCACTGATAAGACATGATGCTTTATCTCAATTCAGTTACTCTCAATATTTTAGAGATGACTTCAGCTTCACTGCTGACTCTCTCTTTTGGCTTGGGCAAAAGTTTCAGTATCATTTGACTGATACTACTATTTACTTGATGAATGGGAACTTAATTGAACACTTTATAAAAAAGTAAGTTATGGCAAAGAAGAACGTTGAAATAAAAAAAGAGGTAGTGGTTGATAGATTCAACTATGAGGAAAGATTCACTACTATAATTGACCTTATATCAACAGGTATGGCTTTAAGAAAAGCAGTTAAGGTAGTTGAGATGAGCTCAGCAAAATTCTTTGAACTTATTGAAGATGAAGATAAGAAAAAACGTTACGTGCGTGCGTGCGAGCTCAGAGCTGATGTTATATTTGATGAAATGCTTGAAATATCTGACACCCCAAAGCTTGGTGAGGTAACAGTGGTTAGCGACTCAGGCACATCAATAAAGACTGAGGACATGACTCAGCATAGAAAGCTTCAAGTTGAGACTCGCAAATGGGTTCTTGCGAAGCTTGCGCCTAAGAAATATGGCGATAAGTTAGATGTAACATCGGGAGGTGACAAGCTTCCTGCCAGTGTGCCAGTGGTTAATGTCTTCAACCAAGCACCACCAATGGCATCATCAGAGGATGAAATAAAAGATTAAGATGTTCAACTGCACACCTGTTTTTCATGCCAACTACACAGCCACTGAGAAGGTGGTCATCAATCAAGGAGGGACCGCATCAAGCAAAACCTTCTCTTTGATGCAGCGGTTGTTCTTGCTTGCCATTGAGCAATCAAAGCAAGTGATCACTGTGGCAGGCCAAGATATCCCAAACCTAAAGAAAGGGTCTTATAGGGATGCAGAGACAATTTACAATGACACTCCTGAGCTCAAAGACTACATTGAAAAGTGGAATCAGAGTGAGCGCATCATCTACTTCAAGAATGGGAGCCTTATTGAGTTCAACTCATACTCTGATCAGCAAGATGCAAAGAATGGAAAGAGGGATTATCTCTTCGTTAACGAGGCCAACGGCATCGAATGGCTTATTTATTGGCAGCTTGCTATAAGGACCAGGAAGCAGATATTTATTGACTACAATCCAACGGCTCAATTTTGGGCGCATGATAATTTGATAGGCAAGGAAGGAGTGAGGCTCATTATCTCCGACCATAGGCACAATGTTTTTTTAAGTGAAGCAGAACATAAGAAGATTGAGAACATCGCTGACAAGGCACTGTGGGAAGTTTATGCACGTGGCAAGACGGGAAATATATCAGGCCTCATCTTCCCAAGTTGGCAGATGATAACTGATGACCAGTTCCCTGATGATGAGAAATTCTTTGGAGGGCTTGACTTTGGGTACACCAATGATCCAACTGCAGGAGTTAAGATAGTAAGACTTGGTGAATCACTATTCATCAAGGAGCTCTGCTATACTCCAGGCATCACACCCACTCAGATAAAGAATCTATTTGATGCAAATGGCTTCACCTCATCGAATCCTATCTATATTGAGCATGATCCTGACATGGGAGGACAGCTGCGAAGGCTTGGGTGCTCAGTATTCCCTGCAAGAAAGGGTGCAGGCTCAATTTTCGCTGGCATCATGAAGCTTAAGGAATACAAAGTTTTTTATACTGAGTCATCAAAGAATCTGCACATCGAAAAAAGCAGATATGAATTTATAAAGGATGCCTCAACAGGGAAGGCAACTAATGCACCAACGGACAATTATAATCACCTTATGGATGCTATAAGATACGGTGTTTATACGCACTACTTTAAGAAGGCATGACGGTTTGAGTCATCTGCTGAGCTTGCTGTATAGTTATAATACCAGCGGAAAGAAGTTGCTCAACAGAGTTTAGCTTCATTTGAACAGTCTGAGCTTCCTTCTGATCATCTGCCTTGAGCACTTGAATGTGAGAGAAGTCAGCAACTATCTTATCACCATTCTTAAGGCCTAAGAACTTAGTCAAAGCTTGGCAGAATGAATCTGCCTCAGGGATGATGGTGTCTTGATAAGCTTGAATGATTGAGCTTCTTACATTCTCAAAGGTTGCACTCTTATTTGAAAAGATATTGATGTTAAGGCCAAAGGCATCACAGAAGGCAATCATCGCAGCATCCACCTCTTCAAAAAGCTTAAGCTCACCAACAGGGAAAGACATTGGAGTCCACACAGTTTCAATATCAGTGATCTTAACTGCTCTCTTTTTCTTTCCTTCTTCATCCCATCCTGTGCCGTAGCTTGAAGCAAAGTCTCTTTCAATTGTCTCTCTATCCTCTTTATCAAGCTTGATGGAGCCCATTGAATCCTTCTGCTTAGTGGTAATCATACCGAGTGCACCACGCTCTGAGTGAATTGCATTCCTGTACTCATAAGCAAGGCGAGTATTTGTCACAGGGTACTTAAGAGAGATGATGGGTGATGTGCCTAAAATTGGATTATCTAAAGAGCTAATCTTTTGATGAAGGATTTCACTTGAAGGAAAAATTTTTTTCTCGTCACCTCCATTATATTGATATCCTGACACTATGCCATCAACAGTCACCTGGTCCCATATCTTACCAGTGACAATTGGGCTCATGTATGCAGCAGATACATTCCAAAGTGCTGAAGGAGGAGCTATCTTGCTGGCTTGGTTCTTATAGATGTATTGATTACCGTAGACTTGCTCCTGAGTCTTGAAGTTTCTGAGGAACTCGTTCTGCGATTGCATAGGATTTGGATTCTCCAATAGCTTATAAAGTAGAGGATCTTCTTTTTTGTTGCCATCTTTATCAACTATGATGAGTGACATGGTAGAGAACATGATTGCTTTTTTATCAATCACTGCTTTAAGCTGAGGTGTTGACTCATAAGCTGCTGCTGGTTTGGTGGTATCGGCCCACACTACTCCTTTCTGACCAAGCATTCTATTGGTTGAGAAGTAGTTGAAGCCATCAGCATCTCTTGAAAAGAATAAGTTGCTGAATAGATTTTGCATTGAAGATATCAATCCCATGAGATAAAATTTTTTTTAAAATTAGAAAAAAAAATGAAATAATATTTTGTAATTTTGTAAAATACCAAATTTTATTCTAAGTTTGGTTAATAATTATGGCAAAAGAAAACGAAATAAAGGCGAAATTATCAACTCATTACGGCTCCAAGAGTCTTAATTTAGGGGTGAAGGACATTGATTCATCAACTGGATCAGTAATCTTTTATGCTTCTGCTTTCGATATTAAAGACTCTGATAATGACATTATCAGAAAAGGTTCTTTTGCAAAGTCTATTTCTGAAATCGGACCAGCTTCAACTGGAAACAGGAAGATAGCTCACCTTAGAAATCATGAATGGGATGAGCAAATTGGCTTGCCTTCAAAGATGGAAGAGGATGACTTTGGATTATTGGTGGTTAGTAAATTGGGAAGATCAGATAATGGCAAGAATGCACTTCTTGACTATGAAGATGGAATATTGAGAGAGCATTCAATCGGGTTCAACTATGTTGACGGAAAGATTCAATGGATTCCTGAGGCAGATGGTGGTTACTTCAACATCACAGAGCTTAAACTTTTCGAAGTTAGCGGTGTGACATTTGGAGCTAATGAGTTC